GTAAATTGACCGGGCATAGGAACTTTCATTCCAGCCTCAGCTCTTGGTCTATAAGAACCTTCATGATCTGCTAGTAGTTGCTTCATATCATCTATGAGCCCTACTTCATTTTCATAGCTACCATCAGGACCACGGTAAAGATTATGAGCATATTCATCAGATCCTTCCTTCTGTAACTCTCCAGCTAGATCATTTGCTTCAGCTCTGTTCTGTAGAAGTGGACCTTTAGCTTCAATTTCTTTTCTTACATCTTTATCGAAATCACCCTTATTAGGATAATGAGCCCATTGTACTTTATCAATAGTATCTTTTTGATCTACTAATCTATTAGCATAATCATAGTACTCACCCCAATACTCTTGGAACTCTATTGCTTCTTCTTTGAATTTCTTACCCTGTTTAAGTGTTGCAAGTAATTCTTTTGGTCTATTCTCTGCTCGCTTATGTAAGTGGTTATATGTTTTAATGAGGTGATCGAAGTGACGATCTAAGTTCTTTGTGTTTTCATCAATCTGAGCATTAACTGATTTAGTCATATCAGATGCTGCATCTTCATCTTGATAGTTACTAGATACCGAGGAGGTGGGAAGGGTATCTAGTTTATACATCAAGGCTAGGTTACTATCGCTCATTTAAACAACCCCATACCTCCAGATGCTAGGCCTAAGCCCATGCTAACACTGTTAAATAGTTGACCCATACGATCTTTAGGTGGCATCATAACAGGTGCTCCGTATTCAGGTTTGGCTCCAACAGAAGCTCTATTCTTACCTACTTGTGTCATATGATTTCTCATTATCATTTGGTTAGCGATGTCCATATTTCTACCAAATGTATTATTTATAGTGGATTCTATTTGTCTTTGTTTATCTAATATAGCTTTATATTTAGCCATATTATATCTATTTGATACTGCTGTATTTGATCTATCTGAGTATCTAGATAGTTTTGATTTCTGTTTAGCTAGACCTTCTTGAGCTAGTCTGCCTTTTCCTAGAGCCCATAAGGCTTTAGAATAAGCATTACTCTTTGTTCTACTCAAGCCTCTAGTTAGGCCACCAACACGACGTTTGGCTCCAGCTTCTCTATTCCAATATTTAAGAGAAGCAGAATGAAACTTAGCACCCTTTCGAGCGTGTTCCATTTTAGCCTGTCTTCTTATTCCAGCGTTTGGATCAGGTGCGCACACGGCAAAATTCTATAAAGGACAAGTTGTTAGGACCATGTAATTTTTTCCGTAGAAATTTAAATCCTAAAAATTTTAATAGTTTTAAGTGAACTCTATTACGTTCATCAACAATATTCCAAAGTAGAGGTTCAGTTCTAGAATCAACAAAACGTTTAGATTCTCTAGCGAAGGTTAGTGGGTAGTCGTGGATTGCGGGTGTGGTTAACATCCAGATTGCACCACCATACCCGACTCCTGCCATACCAGCAGTCTTGCCGTTAGGCACTGTAAAATACACAGAGGAGCCTTCCTTAGCCTCTAATACTAACTCTACTAATGGATCTAGCCCGTGACCTTCTTCGACCTCTCTGCGGTCATCTGGACGTAGATTAGAGGCTACCTCTACAGCAGCCTCAATTGTTATTGGGTGAATATATTTAGACACGTTGATAGTGTTTTGCATTCCAGTCACCTTCCCAAGACATAGATCTTAAGGTAGCAGGTGCTGGGTGGGCAGATTTTAGTACTACACTTACATTTATATTCTTCTCATATATTGGAATGTCTTTAATTTTTTCAGCTAAATATGGAGCATCAGATGCATCATACTCATCTAAATCAGTTGATTCATATGTATCAGTATAAGGATCCTTACCTACTCTAGTAAGTGTAGTTGAATATAATCCTATCCTACCAAAGTTCAGTTTCATTCTATGTACAGTTAAATGTGAATTGATATCAGATTGAGTTGACCCTCCTTCTGATCTCTGTAAATAGAACCTAGGGAAATCTACTTGGTAATCATATAGATAACCTATATTAAGAGTTATGCCTATCTTCTGTATCTTATGTGTTCCTGTACCTTGACCTGTAATATTAATAGCAACTCCTGCGTTAGCATTACTTAAACTACTAGCTAATGCTATATTATTTATAGAAGCATCTATAGCATAATAAGTAGTTCCATCAGTAAGACCTGCAGCAACTGTATCTCCTTTTACATATCTAACAGGATCACCTGTTTCTATTCCATGATCTGTAGATCCAGTAGTTAAAGTTATCTGCTCATTACTAGTATTAACCGAAGTATATACAACTTCCCATTCTTCACTATAATCCCAGTTCCCGGGTACTGTGAAGTCATCATTAGGTGAGTTACCTGTTAATGTACATTCAGCATACCTACCTTCTCTAGCAGTATTTGAATCTACATCAACTAATACTAACTTACCATTAGGTGAAGTTATATCAGGTATCCATGTTGATTGGTTAGTAAAAGTAGTTAGGTTTGTAGTAGCACTATAAGCTCCACTACCGATTGTAGTATAATTATCTAAGTGTATTAAATAGTTAGTACCATCTTGATCAATACTTGGATCAGTATCTTCTTGTATGAAATTAATACTTTGTAAAAAATTATCTGTATCTAAAAGGAAATACTGATCATTAATACAAAAATGATATTTAATAGGATTATTAAACTTCCATTTAAACCATGCAGATTGCTGCTGTTGCTCACCTATTCGTAAATATTTATATCCTATCACAGTATCAGAACCTGTCTTACCAAAGAATACTAAATTATTTTCTTTTGAATTTGTAAATAAATCTAAATCTTTAGGTAATAAAGTTGGTACTAGTTCACTCGTATTTTGTAGTAGGGGTGCTCCTTCTCTATTAACATTAGCTGTTTCCATGAAACGACTATACTTATTAGAATTATCTATGAATCCTACAGTTCTTCCTAATGAAATAGGTGTTGTAATCTTATCATAATTATACCATGCTACTGCTCTTAATTTAGCTGTATCTGGATTGAAAGTTGTTTCATCAGAAGCTAATAAGAACTGTGCATTACTACTGAAACATAGTAAACCAGTAGTTATTTCTATAGCATCGTATAAATCAGAAGGGTAAAGTGAAGCACAAGATATATCAACAGGATCATTAACACCAACTGTTAGTGCTGTCTCTGACCAGAAATTAGGAGTAGATATAGTACCAGTTCTGGATGTAGTTACATTCTCACCAGATAGAAAAACTAATCTATTACGAAAGAATACTACTTTGTTTATAGTCTGTCCGACAAAAGTTGGTATTTGGTTAGTGTTATTATCACCTACTGTACGGTCAGCCCAAGTATATTTCTTAACTAAGAAGTCTCCATCAGCTTGCCTCTGTAGAATATGAGGCATAGTATCAGCATCAAAACTCTTAGCTATACCCGGTTCAGCACATTCTATCCAAGAACCATGACCGTCCTTATCATTCTCTCCTTTAAACTTAACATAGTAATCATCTTGTGCATCTGATTTAGTATTAGCTATTTTAACAATAGTATTATGTACACATTGTATAGGTAAATCTTCTACAGTATTAATCTCAGTACCCATTACACGCATAAGATCTTGGTTGACTACTTCTACGTTGAAGTCATCAGCATCAGCAGCTGTATATAAATATATACCATTACCTACTATCTTATAATTTAAAGCATTACCATTTACTGTAACACCAGTTAGTTCACCAGCTATACCACCTAAGATAGCATCAACTGTAACTGAAGTATCTGCATCAAATGGTGTAGGTGAAGGTCTTACTGCTTTTATATTAGCTTTAACTGGTGCTTCTTCATGCTCTGTTACTTCAATAGTGAAGTTAGGGCTAGCATTATAAGTCTCAGGATTACTCCCAGAATTATACTTACCTTGACCAGATGGACCTGCTACAACGCATGTGTTCGGATCTTCCCAACCTTCTCCACCATGTAATAATACTAAATCTATAGTATAAGTACCTGCCCATTTACTTGTTCCAGATGTATCTCCTCCTTCTCCATCTTTAACTCCTTGTTGTCCTGATACACTGATTCTAAAGGTTAAGTTTCTTTTACCTGTTTCATCAGTTTCAGCAGCACTATATACTTTAGTACCAATACCTTTACACTGACCACTCCTAGCTCCAGTACCTAACTCATGTGAGGCAACTTTAATTCTAGTTGCAGTCTTGATAGTAGTAGTAGCATCACTGTCATATATATTTAATGAGTACTGTCTACCATTCTCTGTTCTTAATAGTTGTATATAAGCAAAGTTTTTATGTGGTCTAGTATCAGTAGTACCTGTAGTAGCTACAACTTTACTCCTATTATTTAAGAAGGTAGTATCATTAATAGTTAATGCTTGTATGTCTTCAGTTTGAGATACACCATCAACAGTACTAGGAGTTAAGTAAGATGTGATAGCTGCATGAGTAGCAGTACCTCCATTATAGGTTGCATCATCTGTAGCATACCATACATTCTTCTCAGTACCATCTTTACAACTCCATATCCTTACTCTACCAGTAGCATCTACTTGACCTATATAAGATCCTTCTGTCTCATCTCTATAGTAATGAAACCAAGACCCACCTGATTGTACATTAGCAAGTTTTGTAGTACCTATACGTTTAGATCCGGGTCTTTTATATAAACCTCTTATAGGATCAGGTATAGCATTTTGTATACTCTTAACTTGACCCGGAATTTTTAATTGATCCGGCTGCTCTGATATGCCCCCAACATAGTTAGGTATAGTTTGTGTTATTCCTGCCATTATCTACTTAGATTCCTCCATGGTTGGTAGGTAGTATGTACTGAATCCTCTGGGAATCCAAACATAGAATGATTACCTTGGTTACATTCATACTCTAGACAAGCAGCTCTAGCAAACCCTTCTTGTGTACCTAGTAATTGTGTTAGTTGAGAATTACCTACTAGTTGAGTTGCTGCTTTTGCTGATGCTTTAGCTACTATTAATCTTTGGAATACCATAGGTAGATCTTCAAAGGTTAATAATCTAACAATATCTAAATTAATTGTTGTTACCTTAAGCCCATCTTCTCCCCAATTATCTGTATGATCATACTTGTCATATAAATATCCTCCTCTTTTTACTACATCATATTTTCTAGTACTCCAACCATTTGTTACATCCATTCGTAGTATATCATTACCAACAGCTATCTTACCAGTGGTTGCATCTGGTGTATAGGTTACATGCTTTTCTGTGTTGAAGTGCCATCCTTCATTCTGTACATCTACATTAGCATCTCTCAATAAGTTGTAGATGAATGAAATCTCTGGGTTATCAAATACTAAAGAGGTTACAGGTGATTGACCAATAGCTCCCAGTATTGAATTTACAGCGGAGAGTTCGGTCTCGATATCAGTTGTTGTGGAAGCCATAAAATTTTTGTTAAAAAAAAGGGAGCCCGAAGACTCCCATATATAAATATAAATTAAGTGAAACTTGCGTTAGATACAGCAGTGTTGTTCCAGTTAGCGGATACATCGATTCCAGCTACGAGTTCAACAGCAGCAGCAGGATTTAAGAAATCTGCTCCCATTGCTAAACGTCCTAGAATGACGTCTCCTTGGTATACCACTGATACATCCCCAGAAGTTACTTGAACTTGTGGTCCGATAGCTTCTACCACACCTGCAGCTTCCTTCTGGAATATAAGTCCACAAGAACCTCCAAACTTAGCAGCAGTACCGTAGTTGTTTACAGTCTTCTGTCCACTTGGAGTTGTAGCAGCATCTTGGTCATCCATATCTTCACCAATGAAGGAACCCTTAGAGTTAGCCTCACCGATATTAGATACAGCACCTGCTGGTAGGTTAGCTAGGTTAACACCATAGTCTCCAAGGAATGGGATATTCATTGACTTGTAGATCTTGATGCCTGCAATGTCAAGGATTCCATTACCGGATTGTAATGCGTCACCTGTTTCGTCACGGTTAATAAGGTTGTTAGTTGCACAATTTCTTATTAACTCATAGTATTGTCTTGGGTTAAGTACAGCTACTCTGCCTTCACCTGTTACTCCTTTCTCATCTAGGATAGCAGCTGCTTCAAAGAAGGCTTGTACTAACTTAGCTGAGTCATAAGCATCAGTTGCAGCAGTACTATTAGCAGCACCAACTTTAACAATACTTCCACCGGGCTCCTTGAAGTTAGTCATGGAGACTGGTGCTGGCTGTCTAGCAGCCTTTGTGATCGCACGGAAGATCCTGCGGTCATAATTTTCGGCTAATGCATAACCGATCTTACGAGAGATTTCACCACGTAAATCGTAGTGGGCAAGTGTCTCATCGAGCTCATAAACGAATGCACTTGAGATGAGTAGATCATCACAGGTGATTGTCTTTTCTGCTACTGGAGGAGACTTCTCGTCGTTACCTAATATGGACTGTCCAGGGACATGGAATTCCGCTTTGGTGCGACCCGTGTAGATGAACTGTAAAGACTTACCATTCTTTAGGGTACGTCTTGTTACAAGATCCCTTGCAATTGTATTGCGTTGGAATCCTTTGAATAGTTCACCAGAGAACAGCTTCAAATAGAGAGCTCTTCTCGCGGTAGTAGTGGTATCTGCACCATTGTCAGCACCACCCCAAATCGGTCCATTGGCATTGGCAGTCGTTGCCTGTTGGGCCATTGTTAATTAAAAGATTGTATGTTTAACTTTCTTACGCGTAATGTTTTGATCATTTGTTTGTGGTCTATCCCACCGTCT